GTACGTTCGTGATTCGATTGGGCGTTTTGCTACGACTGGCGCCACTGCTCGGGGCGGCAGACTGAAAACTAAAAGCGGGAAAAAACGGGCAACTCAAACGGTAAAAGCAAAGACCGGCGGCAAGCCTGCAGGGGCCATCAAGGGGAAAATCAAGCGGGATCCTGGCGCAGCGAAGCCGACAGCACGATCTAAGCCGACAGCCGCACGAACCAGCAAGGCTCCAGCCAATAAGGCAAAAGCTGCTTACAAGCGTGCCAGCGGCGACGCTCGAATGAGGAATGCAGACCTGAGAGGCGCAGACGCTAAGGAACGGCGGATGGCAAATAGCGCATCAGCCAAAGTCAAAAACATGCAGCGCCGGCGGTCCACTTCAGCGCCGAAGGCAGGTGCGGAAGCCCCACGTAGCAAGCAAAAAGCAAGGGAGTTTGCACGCATCCAGAGGGCTTACGGCAACGAAAGGAGAGCCTATGCAGCCAAGGGTGACGGGTTTGGTAGCGCCAAACAATCACGCACCGCATCTGTTGCAAAGCGTGCTCGTGATATTTACAGCGGAAAGATCAGCGCTTCGTATAAGACAACTTCACGGCTAACACGAACGCAAAACCCTGATGTCTTAAAGGCTCGAATCAAGAGAGGCGAGAAGCTCACGGCAGCACGCGCCAAAAAAAAAAGCGTAACGGCCAATAGCGCACGGGCTACCGGCAAGTTGACTAGGGCGAAGCCAGCGAGGCGCCGTGGAGCTGTGGGCAAGATCAGCGAGGCAAAAGCTGGTCGGATCGTGGCGAGGATGGATGCACAACGTGGACGCAAGGCGCTACCTGGCAGACGTAACGCGAATTTCGTAAGGACTTACGAAAGGTCAAGGCAGTTCATTCTCAAGCCTTCTACAGCTGCGCTAAAGAAGGGCAAATCAATTAGCGTCAATGAATCGGTGCAGAAGGCCGTTGCTAATGCCGCCAAACGCCGGAAGCCAAAGCGCCGTAGGAGCTGACCTGCTACGCTCAGCACGTTGCCTGAGTTAAGGGGTTCTCAGGTTTCACTGCCAAGTGGGTTCAAAGCCTCAGCGAGTCGGGCCGCTGGGGCTTTTTAATGCCTATACGCATCCGCTGCTTTCCTTGCATTCGCTCGCTGCAGCTGCTTACGGTGCGATTCCACCAGGTGCATTGACGACACGTTGCAACAGCTGGTAAGCCCATCTTGAGTCAGGCACACCCTCACGCAATCGTCTGCGGTGGCGCTTACGTCCAGATCGTCCATGGCTCTTTTGATGCCTCTTGCTAAGTTAGGGCCGAACCCATCCCCAGCATCATGGAAGAATTTCTGAACGCCCTCGACGACCTGATCGCAGAAACTGAAGGGCTCAGCGTGATTGAGCTTGTAGGCGCTTTGGAACTAGCCAAAAACGACATCATCGCCGGGCTTGCAGTGGCTGAGCTGCTGACTGAAGACGGTGAAGAGGCAACAGCATGACCCGGCCTGTCGTAACCGCTGTGGGCCGTTTGCTGCAGCCAAAACACGGTGAACCGCGAAAGCATCAGCTGATTCAAGTTGATGCGAATGGCCGCGCCAAAATTATCAAAGATCAGCCGGCTTAAACTGTTAGCAAAAGGCGGCTGCAGCATTGGGCTATCAATCAACGGCAAGGAATAGAACTAAAACCTCAAAGGTCGTAAATGTCTACGACCCGAATCAAGCATGGATCGATCAGGAGCCACACTGGGAGCTGATCGAATGCCTGCTGACGGGCACCTATGGCATCAGGAAAGAGGGGCGTAAGTACCTGCCGCAGGAACCGCGTGAGCAAGATGATGCCTATCAGAACAGATTGCTGCGCAGCACGCTGCAACCGTATTACGTCAGGCTTGAGCGGCTACTGGCTGGGATGCTCACCCGGAAGCCGGTAAAGCTGAACGACATCAGTGATGGCATTCGTGAGGACTTATTTGATGTTGACCGGCAAGGCAATGACCTGAACACCTGGGTGTATGAAACAGCCCGTAAGGCGATCCGCTATGGCCATGTGGGCGTTTTGGTTGATGCGCCAACAGATGGCAACGGCAGGCCCTATTGGTGCAGCTACACGCCAAGGGACATTTTGGGCTGGCGCACTGAAACGCAAGATGGCAAGCCTCGGCTTGTTCAGCTCAGGCTAAAAGAACAGGTAACCGAGCCTGATGGAGAATACGGCGAAAAAACAGTCAACCAAGTCAGAGTATTGACACCAGGCAATTATGAAATCTTCAGGCAAGATGACAAAAAGGATTACACATTATTCGAGGAAGGCACAACAAGCTTAAACGAAATACCGTTTTCAGTTGCATACAGCAACCGCGTGAATTATCTACAATCAAAGCCACCGATGGAAGACATTGGTGAATTAAACATCAAGGCGTATCAAGTTCAATCAGATTTAGACAACATCTTGCATGTTGCGGCAGTTCCAATGCTGGCAATTTTTGGATTCCCGCAATCAGCCGAAGAGATCACGGCGGGCCCCAATGAAGCGATGGCACTGCCTGAAGGCGCATCGGCGCAGTACATCGAGCCGGGTGGGGCAAGCTTCAACGCATTGTTCCAGCGGCTGGATCAGATCGAAAAGCAGATCAATGAGCTAGGTCTGGCCAGTGTGCTGGGCCAAAAGCTTTCAGCCGAAACAGCCGAGTCGAAACGCATCGATCGCAGCCAGGGCGACTCAACGATGATGGTGATTGCCCAAAACATGCAGGACATGATTGACAATTGCTTGCGGTTTCATGCTGCCTATCTAAACGACGCATCACCCGGCAGCGCATTGATCAACCGTGATTTCATGGGCTCCCGGATGGACCCTGGCGAGATTAAAGCGCTGCTTGAGCTCTACCTGGCCGGCACCATCACGCAATCAACCCTGTTGGCCCAGCTTGAGGCAGGGGAAGTGCTTGGTGATGACTTTGATCTCGAGGAGGAGCTTGAGGCAACGGCTGCCGGTGGCCTGCAGGAATGAGCACCCCGTCTGAGTTCTATCGGCATGCTGTTGACCTGAACAGGTTCAGCAATGCTGAAGCAAAACAGATCGCGATTGCTTACAACCGTCTGATTTTGCAGGCTGTCGCCGACCTGCAGGTCTTGGTCGAGGATGAGCGAGCCTTTGACCGTCAAACCAGACTCAGGGAGATCATCAGGCAGCTACGGGCAAGCCTCGATAACTGGGCCGGCGAAAGCTCCGCATTACTGGCCGGGGAGCTGCAGGGCCTAGCCACATTTGAAGAGCAATTCATCCGGGCGCAGCTGCTGGAGATGGTGCCAGAACGGATGATCGACCAGGTCAGAGCGCTGCAGATCGATCCAGCCTTTGCCCGTGCTGTTGTGATGACAGACCCAATTGAGATCGGCATGAACGTTCTGTCTGATGACCTGCTGGCAGCAGTAGGCCCATCACCGGCAACCTTCAGGCTGACGGCAACGCAGGGCGCTCAAATCACCTTGCCCAATGGCTCAACCGTATCAAAAGCATTCAGGGGAATCGCTGAATCTCAAGCTGAGCTGTTCACCAAAACGGTTCAGTCTGGATTCTTGGCAGGTGATTCAGGACCCCAAATGGCGAGGCGCCTAAAGGGCCGTTTGAAGTTTGCTGATTTTGGGCCGCTATCGGTTCGGCAACTAGCGCAGGCAGGGGGCCAGCTCACAGCAGTGGCCAATCATCAGGTGAACACGCTGGTGCGGACGAGCGTCAATCAGGTGGCCAATTCGATCAGCCAGGCCACCTACAAGGCCAACGCTGAGATCACAGAGAAATATAAATACGTCGCAACGCTGGATTCACGCACTTCCGCACGCTGCAGGGCATTAGATCAGCAGGTGTTTGAATACGGCAAGGGGCCGACACCACCGCAACATTTCGGCTGCAGATCGGTGACCGTGCCAGAGATCGATTATGGCGCGCTTGGGATGCCTGAACCGCCACCTAGCGCTATACGCAGGCCGGGCATCATCTCAGGGCCGATGAGCAAAGCAGCAAAGACGCGGACGGTTCCAGCGAATCAATCGTATGGGGAATGGTTACAGGAGCAAGGCGACAACGTGAAGCGCGATGTCCTGGGGCCTAGCAGGATCCCTTATTGGAACAAGCTGGTGAAGAAATACGGGCCAGAAGATGCGATCCGCAAGTTTGTTGCAAATGACGGTTCAGAGTTGACGTTGAAGCAGCTCAAGGCAAGGTACGGGCAGCCGTAATCTTGCTTAAGTTTTGGATCCTACTGTGAACTATGTCTTTTCGTCCGGTGGCGGCGTTCAGTCCACCGCTTGCCTCGTGCTCGCAGCGCAGGGCAAAATTCCATACGATACGTTTATTTTCTCCAACGTCGGGGATAAGGCAGAATCACCTGCAACGATCAGATATTTGGAAGAAGTTACCAAGCCTTATGCCAAGAAGCACGGCATTAAGTGGGTTGATGTCGCGTGGGTAGATCGCCAAGGTAATCAACGTGATCTGTTTGACGATCTAATAGAGCAGCAACGCAGCGTCAACATTCCTGTTTTTATGCCTGGCGGAATGCCGGGAAACCGCAAATGCACTGAAGCATTTAAGATTAAGCCTATTGCCAAGTGGATCAAGAACAATGCGCCAGGATGCACACTAGGTAAAGGCATCAGCACTGATGAGCCACATCGCGCAACACCATCACGCGAGTCTGATGGTTACAGAAGCGCTTATCCGCTGATTGAGCTTGGGATTAGCCGGTCTGACTGTTTGATCATTGCCAAGGATGCAGGATTGCCGCAACCACCAAAGTCTAGCTGTTGGTTTTGTCCGTTTAAGACCACTGATCAGTGGGTGACAATGCGACGTGAACGTAATGAGCTATTCATTGAGGCGGTAAAGCTGGAGCGCATATTGCAGGAACGCAGGCAACAGCTAGGCAAAGACCCTGTTTACCTCAGCAGCATCGGCGGACGTAAAAAGCTTAATTTGGTTGATGTAATTCCTGAGCAGTTGGGGCTGTTTGGATGGGAAGAAGAAGAAGGCTGTGAATCTGGTTATTGCATGACTTAGCAAGGTACGGGCAGCCGTAGAATTAGAACAACAGCAATTCAGCCATGAAATGCGGCGGTTATAAGAAGCCAAAAGGCACCAAAAAAGGCGGCAAGAAGAAATGAAAAAAGGGCAGCGGGTCAGCTGGGTTTATCAAGGCAAGCGGACGTTTGGCACTGTTACCGCAATGGGCGGGGCCAGGGCCGCGATCAAAGGCCCTAAAGGCGGCAACATCGTCAGGGTTGGCACTGCAGATGACCCAGTGGTAAAGATCAAGTCAGAATCGACAGGCAACCCAGTCTTAAAGCGTCGATCACAGTTGAAGGCAGCACCAAAGAAGAAGTGAGCATCAAGCGCGGCGGCCATACGTTCGAGGGTTATGACAAGCCGATCCGAACCCCAAATCATTCAAGCGGCAAGTCTCACGCGGTGGTGGTGAAGGTTGACGGCAAACCCAAGCTGATCCGTTTTGGTATGCAAGGTGCAAAGCCAAAGCCGCCACGTAAAGGTGAGTCAGCTGCTGATAAAGCAAAACGCGCATCATTCAAAGCGCGACATGCGAAAAACATCGCCAAAGGCAAAACTTCTGCAGCCTATTGGGCGGATAAAGTAAAGTGGTGAGGCAAATAAGCCTTACGGGTTTCACATGACCGACGAGATTACGTCTCAAGAGCAAGAACAACCAAAATCTGATGTTGAGGCGCTAAAGAAAAGCGTTGAAGCATTGGAGCGCAAGAATTATGAGCTGATTGGCAAGCTGAACAAAGCAAAAGCTGCTGATGTTGACGTTCAGGCCCTGATTGATTTCAAGGCAAAGGCTGAGCAAGACCAACTGGAAAGCAAAGGCCAATACGCCGAGGCCAAAGCTGCACTTGAGCAGCAGTTCAGGGAATCAGCTACCGAGAAAGACAAGCGGATTCAAGAGCTGACCGAGCGAGTGCAAGAACTTGAGTTGATGGCACCAGCCGTCAGCGCATTGTCTGATGTGGTGCATGATCCTCAACTGGTGCTGAACACCCAGTTGAAACGCGACCAAATCCAGCGCGAGCCCGATGGCACTGTCGTGGTGGTTGATGGCTATGAACGCACCCCTGTAGGGGAATGGGCGAAGGCCAAAACACCGGCATGGATGCAAAAAGCACCAAAGCCGCAGGGCAGTGGGGCACCATCGTCGAGGGCTAGCGGTGAGATCACGCCGGGCACGAAGAACCCATTCAGCGCTGAGGGCTTCAACCTTACAGAGCAGTCACGACTGTACAAAACAGACCGTGACTTGTATGAGCGGCTCAAA